GTGGATAATGAAAAAGACTTATCTGCTCGAGAAGCAAAAAAGGCTTACATGCGAGCCTGGAGAGCGGCTAATAAAGAAAAGGTTAAAGCAACTCAGGAACGATATTGGAAAAAAGTGGCGCAGAAAATGAATATGGAAGAAAGCGAAATTAAGAATGATTACAATCGCAATTGGTATCAGAAAAATAAAGCTAAAAGAAACGATTACATGCGAGATTATTACCAAAAGAAAAAACAAAACTCTTAAGGTAACTGAAAGGAGGCGATAACAAAATGATAGAGGAAAGCACGTTTTCGTTGATGATAGTCGCACTTGTGATTTGTATAGTTCCTTTAGCAGTTTGTTTTTTGGACAAGCCAATTGAAAAGTTTATAAAGGATGATGAGCGAGATGTATAAAAACCTATTTATTCTTCGAAGAGAACATCGTATGACACAAGAGGATGCTGGGAAGTTGGTAAATATATGCCAGCAAACATATTACCTAAAAGAAAAAGGGAAACGTGATTTTACTCTTACGGAAGCAAAATTACTCGCACGACATTTTAAAACAACGGTAGACGACCTATTTGCGAAGTAACTGGAGGGGAATTTAAATGAAAAACGGTAAAAAATTAACCAAGCGTGAAAAGATCCACCTTAAATCATACAAATTGAATCCTGAGAGCTGGTTAATCTTTAAGAAGGTAGATGGCGAATTACATTTAGTTCATCGTCATACGAACTCAATACGAGTCATTCCAAGTGTGTAGGGTGGACAAGCATTATTAAAAATGAGGAGGGGTTTATTTATATGGACCAATTAACACCAATAAACGAACAACCGACATTACCAAGTTTGGAAGTAGCAAAGATGGTAGGGAAGGAACATAAGGAATTATTGCGAGATATCAGAACATACATTAGCTATTTGGATGGTGAAGAGATGAGCGCAAAATTGCGCCCAACTAATTATTTCATTGAAAGTTCGTACAAAGATTCATTGAATCGAAAAAAACTTTGCTATAACATCACGAAAAAAGGCTGCGAATTAATCGCTCATAAAATGACAGGTAAGAAAGGGACATTGTTTTCCGCTTCTTACATAGAACGATTTCACCAAATGGAACAACATATAAAAAAACAAAATGAAATCCCTACTGACCCATTCGGACAAATCGAACTAATTGCAGCAGGAGCAACTAATTTAAACAATCGAGTTAGCAAGTTAGAACATGTTATTGAAGAGCAATTAACTATTGATTTTGGACAGCAACGAGTAATAGAGAAGGCAAAAGGTAGACGTATCTATTTCCTATGGGAACACGGTCATGTTGATAAAGAGGTTCATGGCACTACACGTAAGTTGTTTGGTTTGTTAGGTAAGAATTTAAAAGATGCATTTGATGTGAATAGCTATCGGGATATTTTAAAGAAAGATTTTGATGAGGCGTTAAAGTTTATTGAGGGCTGGAGACCAATGATCTAATTATACAAGAGGAGGACCATTACGTGGGGATGATAACAAACAAAGAAGTGTTTCGAAGTATTGAAAAGAAAGCAAAACAACTTAGTTTAGTTCCTGATCAATTACAGGTGGAGCAATTACAAAGTGTATTTCTTTTTAAAGAATATAAGGGTGAATACATCTGTGTGTATCTGCATGATAATCAAATTCATTTTGTTTCTGAAACATTTGGAAAAGGTAAAATGACCAATCAAGTCGAGTTTTTTAAAGTTTTTGGTGCAGAGTGGAATGAATATCCTTATAAAATGATTGTCTTTAATGCAATTGCTTGGTACAAGCGATGGTTAAAATCGAATTTCAAAGATATGGACGAATTGTATGACCGCAAAAGAAGTTTACAAAAACAGCATGAATGGTTAATGGAGATTATGGAAATAAAACGTGCCAGTGAAAAACTACTTTTCATTAACGAAGTTAACAATGTGTTAAACAGAGTGAAGGAGCAAATTTTAAGTATAGGTAAGCAGGTTATAGATATTATTCATGTTTGGGATTTTAGTGTCGATGAGGTGTGTGCTCTTCTTGGAGGAAATGCAATAGAAGGTCAACGGCTATATAAAGAATATCGAGAAGAAAAAAAACAGCAAGAAACTTTTAAAACATTTATGGAATATGCCTTGCATAGAGGACTGGAATATAGACATCGAAAAGGGCGAATGAAAGGTATATATGATTGCCCATCTTATGAAATGCCTTTCTATTGGGCGGTAAATAACGTGATTTTGGATTTTATAGACAGTTCGCCAAAAGCGAAAGAAAAGATAAGCAATTTCTTTAAAAATGATTTGGGATTAACTATGTATAGAACAGTTGAAGATTTAGAAGGCAATATTTTAGGAGTTATTGAGGATGATGAGAGTAATTAAAAAAGTAACTTGCGCCAACAAGTTACCCTACTGAAATACCCATGAAAAAATACTTAGAAAAATTATAACATACATGTCCAGTTTATGAAAAGAGGGGCATGATTATGCCCCTTAAATATAAGAGGTGCCTATATGAGTAAATTAATCATCAACGAAGAACCATTATTAGTTCTTCCATCGTTAGCAAAGAGTATTGGATTAAATGAAGCTGTCTTTTTACAACAAATACATTATTGGTTAAATCGCTCTAACCATTTTTATGATGAAAGACGTTGGATATATAACAGTGCTGTTGAATGGTCTAAACAATTTCCGTTTTGGAGTGAAAAGACAATTAGACGTATTTTGAAAAATTTAGAAGAAACCAAGATTTTATTGACTGGTAATTACAACAAGATGAAATTCGATAAAACTAAATGGTACACCATTGATTATGATAAATTACGTTCGCTCGAAACGGTAAACGATGTGGACAATTTGACTAGAAGAAGTGGTAAAAGTGACCATGTGCTACCGGACAATTTGACCAGACCAATACCAGAGAATACACAGAGACTATCTACAGAGATTACAGAATATATAGTCGAGATAGTAAACTATCTCAACACTACATGTAATAAAAGTTATCGTACCTCAACTAAGAAAACTCAAACATTAATAAAAGCAAGACTAGCTGAAGGCTATAAAGTTGAACAGTTCAAGAAAGTAATTGACATAAAGAAATCTCATTGGTTTGGAGATGCAAAATGGGATGAATATTTAAGACCAGAAACACTATTTGGAACAAAGTTTGAAAGCTACTTAAATAGCAAACCAAAAACAAAGCAACATTCGGAAATGTCTGCTGAGGAACGGTTGGAACATTTCCAAAAAGAAGCAGAGGAACAAGATGATTTGCCATTCTAGGGGTGTGCTAAATGGGGAGAGAAGAACTTTTTCAAAGAGTGTTCAGTAGTGATCGAGATGTGAGAAACTCAGTCAGTGTAGAGGAATTAATGAAGGCTATGTCACTTGAAGAGGGTGCATGGTGCAAAACTTGTAAAATATTCGTTCCAATGATGCAGTTGCCTATCTACTTATTAAAACATTTAAAAGGTGCAAAAGTACCGGGTGTTAATTCTACAGGGAAAGTGCAACCAGTATGTCCTAAATGCTTAAGGAAACCATCTGCGGAACAAGATGAAATTAGATATCAGGATGTTGTAGAGGCAGCACAAAAGAGAATGCAACGAGGAGAACAAAATCGATATTTAATGCCAACACCAGAAAGATATATCGATGCTACACTTGAGAACTTTGAAATGAGAGCGGGCGTCGAGAAGGCAGTTAAAGGTGCAATATATTTTATTGAAAATATCTCAAAAAAGAAAGAAAAAGGGCTGTTTTTACAAGGTGGATTCGGATCTGGAAAAACAAGAATTTGTTATTCGATTAAACACACTTTAGAGAGTATGGGTCCTAAAGTAATTGTATATAACGTGACACAACTGTTAGATAGGATACGCTCTACATTTAGCAGTGATAAGGAAAGTAAGGCGGAAATTATGGCATTACTCATGAAGTGCGATGTATTAGTCCTAGATGATTTAGGAGCAGAAAAGCCTTCAGAGTTTGCAGCAGAGTTTTTATATACGATTGTAGATTATCGATACAGTACGTGGAGACGAATGATTATTACGAGTAACTGTAGTGATGAGGAACTAAAGGAACGTCTGGGCCATTTACAGGGTGGACGTATTTTAGATCGGTTAAGAGAAGGGTGTTATAAAATTCCAATTACGGCAGGGAGTGCGAGGTAATGGCAAATAATAAGAGCGGAGAAATACTTGATGGTATTAAAGAGTTGCTGTGGAAATTAATAGTTAAAGCGAAAACTGATGAAAGAGTACGGGATTTTTTGGATGATTTTAAAAAAGTGTTAGAAGACAATAAACATTCAGCTAAAGAAGAACTTTCGGTAGCTTTTGCAAGGTTACAAGAAAAACACTTTCCTAACTTTGAAGAAGGAGAATCCAAAAAATGACTAAAGAAAGAGACCAAGTAAAAGCTGGAGTTAACGTTAGAGAAATGTCAGACACTGAATTTATGAAGAAGTATGGAAGGCTTGTTCATCATTGTGTTTGGAAACGATATGCGAAAAAAATGAAGAGTATAGAACATGATACGGGTTTAGATATAGAGGATTTAACTCAATTTGGGATGATAGGTCTTATTAAAGCAAGGGATAATTTTGATCTTGAGTATGGTTGTAAATTTTCAACATATGCTGTTCCTAAAATCATAGGTGAAATTGGCCGAGCCATTCGAGATCATCAAAAGGTGAAAGTGCAACGGAGTGTATACAGTATAAAGGGGAAAATTCTGAGACAAAACCTAGAATATGAAATTCCAGAAGAAATAGCAAGCATCCTAAATGAAGATGTATCCGTAGTAAGCAACGCATTACATTATCAACCAGGTACACAGTCCTTGAATAAAGTTGTACACCAGTCTAACGGGAATGAAGAATTAACCTTGGAAAGCATGCTAGAGGATAAAAAAGCAGAAAACGTTGAGGATGTATCGATTAATAGAATGGTGATACAGGCATTTAAATCTCAATTATCACATAAAGAACACATCGTATTAGATATGAGTCTACAGAACAGGACACAACAAAACATTGCAAATGAAGTAGGGTGTAGCCAAGTTCAAATTAGCCGTATCTTAACAAAAATTAATAAAAATGCTGCTCAGTTTGGTAAAGATGGGGGTCTACAGGATTGAGTGAAACAAAGGGAGTATGTATGGACCACGTGCCTTCTTTTAATGTAATACAATTTGAATTTTATAAGAAATGGGGAGCGGGAAATGAAAAAGAAAATAATTGCAGGTTTAATGTCTGTTATGGCAATAACGGGTTTAGCAGGTTGTAGTACAGAAGCAGATACAGTTTCACAAAATTTATCTAAATCAGCTGATTCGTTTGAGGTTCAACGAAGAGTAGTGTTCTTCAATGGTATAACTGATAAATACCTTTTAAGTATTGAAGGATTATGCGCTTTAGACGCTGGCGATGGGAAGAAGATAACTGTAACTTGCAAGACTGGTGATGGTAAATATAAGAAACATTACCTTGGATTAAGTGATAATGTAAGTTACTTCATTGAACAAACAGATGCTAAATACGAAGATGCATACCATTACAAAGTACTATTTAGACCGGAAGAAATTATTCCAGATATTAAGTTGCAGACAAGCAATAAATAAACTACTTTTATGAGTTTGTATGATGAAGTTTTGAAGAGTAAAACTAAACAAAAGTGCTATTTTAATCGGAATGGCAGGTAATTGACCAAATCACCTGCCAAGTGCCTAAACAGTTCGGAGGGGTAAAGCTCCGTTTTGAAAGAGTGTAGCTGACTCGTAGATAGTATTTGTAATATAAAAAAGATTATTCATATATCACACGGGATATTGAAAGGAGAATGGAAAATGAATACAATCACAATTAAATTTGGCCAAGGTACAGAAGCATGGAAAGATATGCAAGATATTGCGAAAATGTTACAAGAGAAAGGGTATTCCGTTGAACCGTATGAAGAAATTGGAACTGTAAAACTGACTAAGAAAATCAATGACGAATTAGTGGATAAGAAACAGCAATTCAATTGTGACATTTGCTTTTTAAATAAGGATATTGAAGAAAAGTCTATTTATCAATTTGATGAGTCGGGTGACATTGTAGCGTGTAAAGAGTGTGAGAAACAGGCATTTGAATAGTCGAAAAGCCAAACAAAATAGATATTTGAATAGAAAGGGAGAACGAAATGAAAACATTCAATATTACCTTTACTCAAATGAAAATGTATGAAGCAGTTGTTGAAGCGGAAACAATGGAAAAAGCAGTTGAAAAAGTTCGTAATTGCCATGTACAAGAGGAAGATTTAATTGAGAAGGATATAACGATTAATGACTTGCGTGAGGTGCTAGTCAAAGAACAACAGTTCGAATGAATGGGATGCTAAAATCACGTAAGAAAAGGCTTGTTTTTAATTGAGAATACAATAAGTCTAGGAAGTGCTAAAACCGCTCATTCAGGCTGTAAATAGCGTTTAATAAGATTCGATTAAAACAATAGAGAGAAGGAAGTGTTGATGTAGCTAACTTAAAGAAAAAGAAGATAAAAAAAGCCATTGACCGTCGCGCAAGAGCAATGGATAAGGAGAGAGTTACAAATGCATGGAGAAATATTTTTGTGCAAGCTGGCATCTTAAAATAAGTGAGGTGGCACACATAATGTTAGAGTGGCTAAAGGATTATCAAAAATTAGAAGATGAAATCATTTATTTGGAAAATGACTTATATAGAAGTAAACGAGAATTAAAACGCTGGGCTGGTGGTGATTTGTGGGAAGTACGTTTAACAGCTGAATCAGAAGGAGCGAAACTAGAAGATCGTATTGCTACTCGTGAACATGAATTAGCTTTAAAAATGAATGACATGTTTGATTTCAAAAAGGTAATTAGTACATTCCATGGTTTGGAACACAAGATCATGTATGGTAAGTATGTGGAGGGCAAAACATTGGAAAAGCTTGCTGAAGAGTTACATTATAGTCCGCGCTATATCTATAATAAACACGCGCAAATAAAGCGTATGATTGAATATGCTCAGAAGTTAAGTTAACAAAATGTTAAGTTCACTTCAGTTCATGTTAACTATTGCAAAAAGAGTTTATAGTAATAACATAAAGAATTGATGAAAGGGCAACTGGTGCACGGTTGCTCTTTTTTATTTAGGAAACCAAAACCATGTAAGAATGATAAAAACAAAGAGAATAAGTAGTATTTTTAAGAATTTCATAACAGCCTCCTTTTAAACTATATAAGAAATGGAATCATTTACAGGAATCATTGTAGACAGTAATGAATAGTTATAAACGTAGAATATAAGGGGAGGAACTATAATTCATGTTAAATGAAGAATTATTAGAAGCACTAATGAAATATCGAAGGTTTAACGGGAAAAATCCTGATATCCTACAAGTAAATCCAAAACATTTCAGAAATCTACTGGAAGAATTAAATTATCCAGAGTGGCTTATTAAAAAGAAAGAAGCAGAAACAGGAACGAAAAAAAGCTTATTAGGAATAGCAGTTGAGCTAACAGATACAGTAGAAAAATTCAAACTATAAAAAGCATCCAAAACGGGTGCTTTTTATTATGCAAAAAATTACATAGGTGGTGTAGAGATGAGTCTTATATTTCATAATGGAGATTTAAATAAGTTGGCAAGAGATACTTCACATGACAGTATCATTTTAAAAGTTGGTGAACAAGAGATTGTAACTTTGAAAAGTAATGGAGATATCTATGTCAAAGGTAGGCTTATTGAAAACGATAAAGAGGTTGTAGATGGTATGAGTGAGTTCTTGAGGTTATCTAGGTAAAGATAAGCGCAAACGTGTTGCATTTAAAAAGGATGGTGTTAAGTAAATGAGTCCAGATGAGATATATGTAAAGCAAATGGATGCGTGGATTAAAGAACAAGAGGCTAGAAGAGAACAGATTGTAGTAACAATTAAAACTAGCTCTGAGATTGTGGAACAAAACAAGATACAGTTGCAATGGTTAGATAAAGGTTTGGGTCTTGCTAAAGAAGAGTTCGAGACTTGGAAGAAAGAAAATAATTATAAGGAGTGTGAATCTAATTGATTACTGAAACAAGAAAAACAATATCAGGTACAGAGTATTGGGATAATGAAAAGAAGAAGAGTCTATTTGTTCCTACAGGTGAAGAACCAGGATTTGAAGTAACTGTTAATCCTGAGAGTATGATTGCTGATAAAGGATTTGTAACAGGAGGGTATTTGACTAAAGATACGTTGGCAATTGGTGAAGCAGGTACAGACCTTATCTTGAGTAATAAGACAATAAAAGAGTTACGTGAGTATGCTGATGAGCTAGGCATTGAGATTCCAGCTGATGTTAAAAAGAAAGAAGATATCATTGACTTACTATCATGAAATACTGTGACTTCAATGGCTGCCATAACAAGATAAGCAAAGGACGTTACTGCGGGGAACATAAGCGTAACAAGCCAAGGAAGAAGAAAGATAAGAAGAACATCTACCATCATGATAACAAATCATTCTATCGAACTGATGCATGGAAGTTTGTCAGGTCAAAGGTATATGAAAGAGAGAAGGGATGTTGTCAACGATGTGGACAGTTTGTCTTTGGTAGGCGTGCTCATGTTCATCACGTAATCCCAATCAAAGAAGACCAAACTCTTAAATTAGAAGAAAATAACTTAAGGTTACTTTGTCCAGTTTGTCATACAATCGAAGAAAATGAAGATAAACCGAAAAAAGTTTTTCCGAGTTATTTTGGAAGCCCCCCTATCAAAAGTTAAAAATTCCTCTCTGGGGAGGATAGGTAGCGTAGGGGGCACACAAATAGTTGCACCATTTTAAAAAATAAAGGGGGGTGTGAACATGGCTCGAATGTCGAAAAAGAAAAAGATTGAAATGTTAGATGTAGCAAGGGATGAAGAACGAAATAGAATCATAAAATTATTGACTGAAGATGACAATTTCACACCTTCCTTAGAACCATTAATTGATAATTATTTAGATGCTTTTATCATTTATAAAACGATGTTTGAAGAATGGAAAGCCGATGGTTTTGCTCCTACAAAAACGCATAAAAACAAGGCTGGTGCAGTAAATGAAATGAAACATCCGCTCGCTCAACAAGTTGAAACCTGGAATGATAAGAAGAATAAAATGTTAGAAGCTCTAGGGATGACGAATAAGGGAAAAAGTGTACAAAAGACACCTAAAAATGCAGGGAATATTCAATCTAATGAGCCTAAAGACGAATTAGCAGCTCATCGGAATAAATGGCGGAAAACCCAATGATTATTACATCAGGCGTTAACTATGCTGATAAGTATGCGAATAACGTCATGCGTAATAAAAAGAAGTACCCGAAGTCGATCATTCTTGCTGTAGAACGTTATAAGAAGTGGAAAAAGCGTAAAGATATTTGGTTTGATGTAGATCGAGCGAATGAAATGTTAGATTTCGTTCAATCGTTCATCCGTCATGTTAAAGGACCACTTGCAGGTCAATTGATGGAATTAGAGCTTTGGGAAATGTTTGTTTTTGCGAATATGTATGGTTGGTATCATAAAAACGAAAAAGGAAAAACAGTCCGTGTTATTCGTGAATCATATGTTCAAGTGCCAAAGAAGAACGGAAAAACTATTATCGCAGCAGGTGCATTGCTCTATGCTATGTATGGAGAACTTGAACTTGGAGCGGATTGTTATTGTGCGGCATCAGATTATGAACAAGCGCAAAATGCAGCTGAACCAATTGCACAAGCGATAGAGAACTCCGAACCTCTGGCACGGCATACACAAATTTATAAAGGTGTGAATGGAACAGTTAGTGGTGCTATGTACCGATATAGCATCAATGGAATTGCATATCAAAATAAATTCAAAGTATTAACGAAAAACACGAAGGGTCTTGAAGGAAAGAACCCTTATTTTGTGTTAAATGACGAGCTCCATGCACAGGAAAATATGGACATGTATGATAACTTGAAGTCAGCGCAGATTTCTCGTGAACAACCGATAATGCTTAATATTTCAACAGCTGGTAAGGGTGCTTCATCTGTCGGTATGCGTGTTTATAAGTATGCGAAATTTGTTTTGGAAAATGACGATGACGATTCTTTGTTTGTTGCAATCTGGGAGCCAAATAAAAATTATGATTGGGAAGATCGTAAAGTTTGGGAAATGGTTAACCCGAATATTGGTGTTTCCGTTACAATGGAAACACTTGAAATTGAGTTCAAAAAGGCGAAACAGTCGGCACATTCAAAAGCTGAGTTCCTTTCCAAACATTTAAATGTTTTCGTAAATGGTGCTGATAATTATTTTGAGCATGATCAAGTACAACATGTTCTTGTGGAAGATTTAGGTGATCTTACAGGTGAAATTTGTTATTTAGGATTAGACTTATCTAAAACAACAGACTTAACGTGCGTGAGTTTAAACTTCCCTTCACATGATGAGGAAGGAAGGTCGATTATAAAAGTGAAACAGATGTATTTCCTTCCTAATGAAAATATTGATTTTAAAGAAAAAGAGGATAACGTTCCATATACAGATATGGTTGAACGTGGTTTTGCTACGTTTTGTGATGGGAAAATGATTGACCAGGATCAAGTTATGGAATATATCGTTGAATGTATGGATTTGTACGATGTACAACAAATAAACTATGATCCAGCAATGTCCCAAAAGTTAATAGAGAAGCTTGAAAACCTCGGTTTAGAATGCATTGCAGTAAATCAGTATCCAAACGTTATGAATGCAATGCTTGACGATTCAGAAATACTAATTTATGAAAAGCGTTTAATTACAGACAATCCTTTATTTGTTTATTGCGCTCTTAATGTTGTAGTGGTAACAAATATGAACGGAATGAAAGCACCAAGTAAGAGACAGTCCAAAAAGAAGATTGATGGATTTGTGGCTTTTTTAGTTGCTCACAAAGAAACGATGATGGTTATGGATAGCATAACAGAGGAAGGTATGGATGAATTGATTGGTGATATTTATCGATAGAGAGGCGGTGAAAAATTGGGTTTAAGGGATAGGTTTTCAAATTACTTATTTAAAAAGGCTGAAAAGCGTGGTTATCTTGATGATGTTTTAGGAAAGAGTATTCGTTATGGTGGTGTGTATGTTACAGATTCAAACATCTTACAATCTAGCGATGTTTACGAGTTGTTACAAGACATCAGTAATCAAATGGTATTGGCTGATATTGTTGTGGAAGATGAATTTGGGAATGAAACTAAAGATGATATTGCACTTCGTATTTTAAAGAATCCGAATGATTATCTTACACAATCTGAATTCATTAAATTAATGACGAATACTTATTTACTCGAGGGAGAAACGTTCCCTATATTAAATGGTGCTCAAATACATTTAGCTTCAAATGTATTTACAGAGTTAGATGATAATTTAGTAGAGCATTTTAATATTGGTGGTCACGAAATTCCTCCGTTTATGATTCGTCATGTGAAAAATATTGGCGCAGATCATTTAAGAGGAAAAGGCCTTCTTGATTTGGGAAGAGATACACTTGAGGGCGTTATGTCAGCTGAGAAAACTTTAACTGAAAAATATAAAAAGGGTGGACTATTAGCATTCTTGTTAAATTTAGATGCCCATATCAATCCACAGAATGGTGCGCAGTCAAAATTAATCAATGCAATTTTAGATCAACTGGAATCAATCGATGAAGCAAGGTCTGTAAAAATGATTCCTCTTGGAAAAGGGTATTCAATAGACACACTTAAAAGCCCGTTAGACGACGAAAAGACCCTAGCATACCTAAATGTATATAAAAAAGATTTAGGTAAGTATTTAGGCATAAATGTGGATACATACACAGAGCTAATCAAAGAAGATATTGAGAAAGCAATGATGTATATCCATAACAAGGCAGTTAGACCAATAATGAAAAATTTTGAAGACCATTTGAGTCTTCTTTTTTATGGTCAAAATTCGGGGAAACGAATTAAGTTTAAGATAAATATTCTTGATTTTGTCACTTATAGCAACAAGACAAATATCGGTTACAACCTTGTGCGTACAGCTATTACTTCACCTGATAATGTTGCCGATATGCTTGGGTTCCCTAAACAAAATACAAAGGAATCACAATCTATTTATATTTCAAATGATATAACCGAAATCGGTAAGAAAGAAGCGGCCGATGGTTCAGTGGAAGGAGGTGACTAAACGTGAAGGGAGATACAATTCATGTTAGTTGTGGAGACATGGATATTAGAATTCATAAGAAAAGTCCTACAATGTTCGATGTGGTAGTTGGAAATTGTAGGACTGGAAATGGCATTTTGATGTGTTCAGTAGAACAAGAGAAGCCTCCCTATTTGTTTTATAAAATTGTTAATCTACGGGTTTATTCAAAAGAGAAATTAGCCATTGGTTCTCCGAATATATTGCTTCAATTGTTATGCTGTAGTCTTGACAACCAGGAAAAGAATAACTTTTGAAACGGATTAAATACTTTGTTTTAGAAATCTGTGAAATGGATTGAAATTTGGCGCGATTTTCAATGTCAATTTCGTCAATAAACGCTAACGTTTTGTGAGCAAACTCAAAATTTTCTTTAAAATCTTTTTCTGTTTGGATAGATAAAATCATTGGGATCACCTCCTTACTCATCAAATGATAGCAGAAAAACTATTTCTAGGAATGAAAGGATGTGAAAATGATGAAAATTGAGGTCCGAGGGAATCAAGTCATACTTGATGGTTACGTAAATGTTGTGGACAGGGAAAGTAGAATGTTGCCTTCACCAAGGGGATATTTCAAAGAGAAAATTGTTCCTAAGACATTTGAAAAAGCGTTAAAGAAAGCAAAGAATGTGGACTTGCTTTTTAATCACAACAAAAATAGAAAGCTTGGTTCTATTGAAAATGGCAATCTGGAATTGTACGAAGACAATATTGGTTTAAGAGCCATCGCTACAGTTACAGATGAACAAATAATTGAGAAAGCAAGGAATAAAGAATTGCGTGGTTGGTCATTTGGCTTTGTTTCTGAAAAAGATTCCTGGGAAGAAGGCGAATCTGGTGTTCAAAAACGATCTATTGAAGAATTAGAACTCTTAGAAGTTTCTATTTTAGATATGACACCAGCCTATGTTGCTACTTCCATTGAAACCAGGGGCGAAAATACAGCCATGATTGAAATGAGAAGTGAAGAAGCAGCTGTAAAAACAGTTGTGGAAGATGATACAGAAGAAAGAAATAATCTTATTAAACAAATAAAAAAAGTTTTGGAGGAAAATTAACATGAATTTAAAAGAAATCTTAAACGCATCTTTAACAAGAACGAAATCTCGATTAGCAGAATTACAAGGGAAAGTAGAAAAAAATGAAGTTCGTTCAGAAGAATTAGCAGCAATTAAAGCTGAAGTAGAAGAATTAACAAAGGAAGTACAAACTATCACTGATGAGTTAGCAAAATTAGAAGCGGAAGAAAAAGGAGAAGATCCGGACAAAAAGAAAGATGAAGATCCAGATAAAAAAGAAGACCCAGCAGCAAAAGAAAATCCGAATGAAAAAACGGAACTGTCAGAAGAACAACGTTCAGCTATTTCAGCATCTATCGCAGCAGCTCTTTCTACTAAAGGTCATCGTGCAAACAAAGAAACAGAAATTCGTTCCGTATTTGCTAACTACATTGTTGGTAATATTGATGAAAAGGAAGCCCGTGCATTAGGGTTAGTGACTGGTAATGGTTCTGTTACGATTCCAGATTTCTTGAGTAAAGAAATTATTACGTATGCTCAAGAAGAAAACTTCTTACGTCGATTAGGAACAGGAGTAAAAACAAAAGAAAATATTAAGTATCCTGTTTTAGTTAAAAAGGCAGAAGCACAAGGTCATAAAAATGAGCGAACAAATAATGAAATGCCAGAAACGGATATCGAGTTCGATGAAATCGAATTATCACCAACGGAATTTGATGCACTGGCTACAGTGACGAAAAAATTATTAGCACGTACAGGTTTACCGATTGAACAAATTGTTATGGATGAGCTGAAAAAAGCTTATGTTCGTAAAGAAACGCAATATATGGTGAATGGCGATGAAGCGAATAATATAAATGATGGTGCATTGGCAAAGAAAGCCGTTGAATTTAAAACGGATGAAAAAAATCTCTATGATGCATTAGTAAAAATGAAAAATACACCGGTTAAAGAAATTCGTAAAAAAGCAAGATGGGTGTTAAATACAGCAGCACTAACAAAAATTGAAACAATGAAAACGGATGATGGTTTCCCATTACTTCGTCCATTTAATCAAGCAGAGGGCGGCATTGGTTATACATTATTAGGCTTCCCTGTTGAGGAAGAAGATGCAATTGATATCCCTGATTCACCAGATACACCAGTATTCTATTTCGGTGATTTCTCTAAGTTCTATATTCAAGATGTTATTGGATCACTAGAAGTACAAAAGTTAGTTGAGTTATTCTCACGTACAAACCGTGTAGGCTTCCGTATCTGGAACTTACTAGATGCTCAATTAATTCATTCTCCATTTGAAGTTCCAGTTTATAAGTATGTTTTAAAAGCTTCTACTGGGGCTTAATATGGATGATTTAATTGAGAAATTAAAATCTCATATTCATTGGGAAGAGGGTATGGATGATTCTATGCTCTCTTTTTATATTAAGCAAGGTCAACGATATGTAAAAAAAGCATGTGGAAGAGAAGTGGAATACCTGGTCATTATGTGTGCAGGTATTTTTTATGAATATCGTGTAGCTGAAAAAGAATTAGAACAAGCCTTGGATGCTTTGACACCATTCTTTGTCCAGGAGGTTTATGATGCCGAAGAGGAAGACGAATAAACTCAAATGGATGGGTGATTTACTCAAATTAGGAGAGACGATTGATCCAGTAACAGACCGTGTTGTGATGGGATATCCATTAGAACGGAAAATTCGATATAACAACATTGGAGTTACGGCCACTGATAAATTCACAACAAAAGATACGAATGAAATTGTAAAGAAAATTGAAGTTCGTATTGATCGTGACATTGAAAACAATCAAAAGAATTATCGCGTAAAAGTTGGTGGCCGTATTTATAACATTGAACGCATTTATGTAAAAGAAGAAGACCGATTGATGGAGGTGTCACTATCGTATGCAAATTAATTTTGAACAGTTGCGAAGTCTTATGAAGAAATCTGGTATTCCAGTTTCTCGTGATAGTGCTCCTACAGGGGGAGATTACCCTTATATTGTGTATGAATTTGTGAATGAGCAACATAAGAGGGCTTCTAATAAGGTTCTAAAAGATATGCCACTTTATCAAATTGCAGTTATCACAAATGGAACTGAAAAAGATTATGAACCATTAAAGGCTGTTTTTAATGAAGTAGGCGTGTCTTATTCTCAGTTTGATGGAATGGGTTATGACGAGAATGACGACACTATCACGCAGTTTATAACGTATGTGAGGTGTATCCAGTAATGGCTTCAAATAACAATGGCTTTGCTGAAGCTTTAGAAGATATCAATACGCTATTACGGGTGAATAAAAAAGTAAGTTTGGATGTGTTAGATGAAGCAGCCAAGTATTTTGCAGCAGAATTAAAAAAGCGTATTAAAATGTCGGATAAGAACAAGCGAGTACATTTAAAAAATAGCTTGAAAGTCGTTGTAAAGAATGATCATGTATCTGTGGAATTCGAAGATGCAGCATGGTATTGGTATCTAGCTGAACATGGCCATAAAAAAGCGAATGGAAAAGGTCGAGTGAAAGGTCTACATTTTTCTCAGAATACCTTTGATGCAGAAGGTGACAAAATTGCTGATATTATGGCACAAAAAATAATGGATAGAATGTGAGGATGAGACACATGACAATTGAAAATAAAGAAATTCAATATTCCGTAGGGATTGAAGATTTATATCTGTGCTTGATGAAGGGAAATGAAACTTCTAGTGCACTACCAACTTATGAGGATATTGTTTATAGACAAACGAATATTTCTGATTTAACGATTTCCACTACTTCTACTAATTTTACAAAGTGGGCATCTAACAAAAAAATTATTAACATTGTCAAAAATACAGCGTTTGGATTAGCTTTTAACCTTGCTGGTCTAAATCGTGAAGTAAAAGATAAAATCTTTGCAAAAACACGTAAAAAAGGTGTGTCTTTTGAAACAGCGAAGGCGAAGGCGTATCCAAAGTTCGCAGTAGGGGTTGTATTCCCTTTAAATGATGGAACAAAAATATTACGTTGGTACCCAAAATGTACAGTTGCTCCAGTAGAGGAATCTTGGAAAACACAAGGTGATGAAATGACTGTGGATGACATTGCTTACACAATTACAGCAGATCCATTGTTATTTAATGATGTAACACAAGCTGAATTGGATACTGGTGATCCAGAGGCAAAAGAAATTAAAGCTGAAGATTTCCTAAAACAAGTAATTTGTGATGAATCTCAACTAGCGCAGCTAGGTGGAACGACTCAAACAGGTAAATAAGGAGGGTAATTATGGCACGTTTAAGTGATTTAGTAAATGTAAATATAACTAGAAATAGCATTAAGATACAAGGTGTCTCAATCCCTGTTATTTTTACTTTTGAATCTTTTCCTTATGTGGAAGAAGCATTTGGAACACCTTATCATGAATTTGAAAAAGAAATGAATGATATGTTAGCTAAAGGTCAATTTAGCCTGGGAGAAAATGAAGCGAAATTGATGCGTGCATTAATTTATGCGATGGTACGTAGTGGTGGTACGGAATGTACATTAGATGAAATTAAAGGTGCCATTCCTATGAATGATTTACCTGACATCTTCATCGTTGTATACGAGATCTTCAGTGGCCAAACTTTCCAGAATTCTGATATGGAGAAGCTGAAGCAAGAAAAAAAGTAAAAAACATACTGACTAAAAACGAGGAATCTCAGTCCGAATTGGACTGGGATTTTTATTTTTATGTCGGTAATACGTTGCTTGGTTTAAGTATGGATGACTTCTGGAAAATCACACCTGCACATTTTTTAAAGCAATTCATCATGCATCTCAGATACAACAATCCGGATGCATTACATGAGCAGACACCAAAACAAATCTACACGCTAGATCAAACACCATTCCTATAAGAAATGAGGTGAGAAAATGCCAGGGAATAGTAAAGAAAGGAATGTCGTCCTTAATTTTAAAATGGATGGTCAGGTTCAGTATGCAAATACATTGAAACAAATCAATATGGTTATGAATAATGCAGCGAAAGAATATAAAAATCATATTGCAGCAATGGGCCAAGATGCGACGATGACTGATAAACTTCTTGCTGAAAAGAAGAAGCTTGAAATTCAAATGGAAGCAGCCAAGAAACGTACAGCTATGTTGCGTTCTGAATATCAAGCGATGTCCAAGGACACAAGTACAACCGCTGAACAACTCAATAAAATGTACGGTAAATTGCTAGATGCAGAACGTGCTGAAACTTCTCTTGATAATGCAATGAAAAGAGTGAATGAAGGCCTTTCCGAGCAAGCGATTGAAGCGAGGGAAGCACGCGGAACTTTACTGGATTTACAAGAGAATTCTAAGAAACTTGAAGCTGGACAGAAGCGTTTGACAAGCTCATTCAAACTTCAAAATGCTGAACTAGGTCAAAATGCTAGTGAAGCGGATAAATTGGAATTAGCGCAGAAACAACTACGTCAGCAAATGGAAATGACGGATAGGGTTGTTCACAACTTAGAACAACAATTAAGTGCCGCAAAGCGTGTGTATGGTGAGAATTCTACTGAAGTGCAGCAACTTGAAGCTAAATTAAACCAAGCAAAAACGACGTTAAAGCAATTCGAAAACTCCTTACAGAGTGTTGGGCGAAGTGGTTCACAAGCGGCGGATGGTATGGCGGAAATCAGTAAGAAACTTGATATGAACAATTTAATGGAAGCCGCTGAAGTTCTACAAGGAATATCTGAAAAGTTAATTGAAATGGGAAAGTCGATTGTAAATACAGCAATAGAGTTTGATGGATCACAGAGGAAAATTCAAGCTTCATTAGGATTGACTGGAAAAGGTGCCGAAAACCTTCAAAAGATTGCTGTTGATACTTGGAAAAAAGGTTTTGGTGAAAATCTTGAAGAGGTAGACAATGCACTTATAAAAGTCTATCAAAACATGAGAGATGTTCCATATGATGAGCTCCAAATGGCATCGGAGGATGTTTTAACATTAGCAAAAATTTACGATGTAGACTTAAATGAAGCCACTCGAGGTGCAGGGCAGTTAATGAGTCAATTTGGTTTATCTACACAAGAAACATTTGATTTACTTGCTGCCGGTGCTCAAGAAGGTCTTAATTATTCAGATGAGTTATTTGATAACCTCTCTGAATATGCACCTTTATTCAAACAAGGTGGTTTTAGTGCTCAAGAAATGTTTACGATTTTAGCAAATGGAACAAAAAGTGGTTCGTATAACTTAGACTATATCAATGACCTGGTGAAAGAATTTGGTATCCGTGTACAAGATGGTTCGAAAGGTGTATCAGAAGGATTCGGCGATTTATCTGAAGAGACACAAAAAGTATGGAAGTCATTCAATGAAGGTAAGGGAACTGCAGCGGATGTTTTTAATGTTGTGTTAGGTGATCTTCAAAAGATGGATGACAAAGTAAAAGCAAACCAGATTGGTGTTGCTTTATTTGGCGTGAAATGGGAAGACATGGGCGCTGAAGCTGTACTTAGTTTAAATAATGTACATGGTGGTCTTGGTGATGTAACTGGACGTATGGATGAAATGAAGAAACTTCAGGAAGAATCTTTGGGGCAGCAATTTCAAAAAGCACTAAGAGAAACACAGGCTGCGTTAGAGCCACTTGGAAAGAAATTTGCAGAATTAGCGAAAGATATTTTACCTCCAATTGTTGATGGAGTTAAAGCTGTAATGGATTGGTTTAGTAAATTGTCCGAAGCCGATCAAACGCTTTTAATCGTGATGGGTGCATTGAGTGCGGCGTTTATTATTCTAACTCCAATTGTAGCAGCTCTAGCTGTTTCATTTGGTGCATTGAATCTGGCGTTTTTACCTGTAATAGCTACCATCGCAGCAGTTTCCTTGGTGATAACTGGTATTATCATGTTAATAAAAAACTGGGGTGCCATAACAGATTGGCTTTCTGAAAAATGGTCACAATTTAAAGATTGGTTTGGTGAATTGTGGTCAGGTATAGTTCAGGCATGCAGTGATGGTTGGTCTGCCACAGTTGATTACTTTTCTGGAGCCTGGTCAGATTTTTTAAATATGGTAAATGAGTTCTTTGAACCTATAGGTCAATTTTTCACTGATTTATGGACGGGTATTGTTGAAACGGCAACTTCTATTTGGGATCAATTAAAGACAGCTTGGCAAGAAACTTGGAATACTATTGTTACGGTTTTAGATCCAATTATTTCTTTGATTTCTACAGTTCTTGAGGCTGGATGGTTATTAATACAAGCTGGAGCACAAATCGCTTGGGCGGCCATATCTCAATATATTATTCAACCAATTCAAGAAGCGTATGATTGGGTGAGTAAACAAATTGGTGAATTGGTTGATTGGTTAGGTACACAATGGGAAATTGCAAAAGCTGTGGCGCAAGTTGCGTGGGGATTATTTAAGCAATATATCGTTCAGCCAGTCCAAGAAGCTTGGAGTACAACAAAAGAAAAATTCAGTGATTTGATTTCTTGGTTAAGTTCACAGTGGGAAACAGCGAAATCTTATACACTTTCAGCGTGGAATCTAATAAAACAATATGTCATTCAGCCTGTTCAGGAATTGTGGAATGCAACGAAAGAAAAATTGAATGATTTAGCGAATTGGATACTAGGTAACTGGGCCAAAATCCAATCTTATACACTTACGGCATGGAATCTAGTTTATAAATATATCATTGATCCTGTTATTTCAGCTTATAATTCTGCAAAAGAGAAATTTAATGATATGTACAACACAGCACGGGAAAAATTTGATTCAGTCAAAAATGCAGCTCAAGAAAAGTTTGATGCAGCAAAGAGGTTTATCATTGACCCGATAAAAGATGCGGTGGATAAAGTGAAGGGATTCATTGATAAAATCAAAGGATTTTTCAGTGATTTGAAATTAAAGATTCCGAAACCGGAAATGCCTAAAATGCCGCATTTTAGTTTAGAAACTAGCACGAAAAACATTTTAGGGAAAGACATTACGTATCCATCTGGCATTGGTGTACAATGGCGTGCAAAAGGCGGTATTTTTACTAGACCTACAATTTTCGGTATGAGTAATGGTCAGTTACAAGGTGCAGGAGAAGCTGGAAATGAAGCGGTTTTACCGTTGAATAAAAAAACATTAGGCGCGATTGGTGAAGGGATTGCAGCAACGATGTCTACTGAACCAACTGTAATTAATATTTATAATCCTTCAGTAAGGGAGGATCGTGATATCGACCGCATGGTCGGAAAAATAGATGATGCACTGGCTCAAAAAGGACGTAATTCAAAAATAGGAATAGGGAGGACGACTTAATTGTTGGATATAGGAATCGATAATGAATTAGCAAGCAGTTACGGATTAGGTTTAGTAGGTCGTCCAGTGATTCCAACCGCAAAACAAAAGGTAGAACATATAGAAATACCAGGACGACATGGTTCACTTACAAAGAAAGGGACATATGAAAATGTCCCTTTTAAGGTGAAATTTAATATGTTGGAAAGGGAAAATATTAAACCTTTCATAAGACGTGCAAAACCTTGGTTATTACAAGGGAAAACACTTTTTTTCACAGATGACGATGTACATCGGAAGATTAAGCATGTTGAAATGGGAGACATCACAACTGAAATTGAGGAGCATGGTGAATTTGAGGTGGATTTCACACTAGATCCCTTTGAATATACAGAGGATGTAAATCTAAAGCTCACCAAACCTGGTGTAATTTATAATTCAGGTACAATTGAATCTGATCCTAAGTTTTGGATTGTGGGAAACGGTAATTTCCGTATAACAATCAATGACGTCTCTTTTCAAATAAAAGATGTGAATGGTTCTGTTGTCATAGACTCAGAAATACTTGAAGCATATACCGATACCATATCAATGAATAATAAAATGGTTGGGCAGTTCCCTATATTCAACGTAGGAGAAAATACAATAGAGTGGTCAGGTGCAATTCAATTTATGGAAATTCGACCTAGGTGGAGATATAAATGATTACTTTGTATAAACCAAATGAAACTGATTTTACACACAATGGTATAGGGGCTTTAGATAAAAATATTTATAACGCAACTGTTGAGGAAGAACTCAATGGTTTATTTTTATTTTCATTTAGTTATCCATTGTTTGCGCCGCATGGTCTGGAAATAGAGGGAATGAGCATTATTAAAGTTCCAACTCCTGATGGCGAACAACTATTTCGAGTGGCAGCGCCTAAAGTCAGTATGGGTGAGATTACAGCACAATGTTATCACATTTTTTATGACTTAACTGAAAATCTAATTGAAGACATTTTTGCTGAAGCAACAAATGGTAATGGAGCAATGAATCGTATGTCAGCAGGATGCCAATATAAGCATCCTTTTCAGTTTTATTCAGATGTACCAAAGATAGCCAGTGCACGTATTGTCCGTAAAAATCCTGTGGAAGCATTATTGGATTCTAGTCAAGACAATTCATTTGTTAATCGTTGGGGTGGCGAATTAAAACGAGATAATTTTGATGTGAAGATGCTACAAAATCGTGGTATGGATCGCGGGGTAGTTATTCGTCATAAGAAAGATTTATTAGGATATGAAGGTAATGTGGATTGGAAAAGTCCCATAACTAGAATCATGCCACAAGGTTTTGATGGGTTATTTCTTCCTGAAAAGTATGTGGATAGCCCACTTATAAATAAGTATCCTCATCCTAAAATTAAAGTGGTTGAATTTAAACATATTAAAGCAGCTATTGGTGAAAATGCTGACGATGAAGATGCAGTTCCGTTAGAAGAAGCATATAGGTTATTACGCCAGGCAGCTAAGGATATGTTTGCTATTCAAAAGGTTGATCAGCCTAAAGCAAGTTATAACGTTAAGTTTCAGGAGTTATCACAAACGGAAGAGTATAAGGATTATAAGCATTTACAGAGTGTTTATATGGCAGATACAGTTACGGTTGAGCATCAAGAAGATGGTATTAATATAAAGGCGAAGGTAATTGCTTATAAATATGATCCAATAAAAAAAGAGTATCTGGATATAACCATTGGTAACTTCAAAGAATCCTTTACGGACGTTTCCGGTAGGGTTGATCTGGTACAAGAAGAGTTATCCAATATGCCAAGTTCTATTTTGGATGCAGCAAAAGCAAATGCTACAAGTCTTATTAATTCAGGATTCGGAGGACATGTTCGTTTTTATCCAGATCGTGTTTTAATTATGGACACGAAAGATGAAAAGAGTGCGAAAAAGGTTTGGCAATGGAACTTGAATGGATTAGGGTATTCTTCCACAGGTGTGAATGGCCCATATGGAACTGCTATTACAAGTGATGGAAGAATTGTTGCGGATTTTATTACTGCAGGTACGTTGAGTGGAAATCTGGTGCAAGGCGGAGAAATAACAGGTTCGACTTTGAAAACATCTAATTCGGCTAATTTTGTAAATATCTCTAAACAATTTATTCGTCTTTATGAATCCTCGAAAGTAAGAGCCTTTATTGGGTATTACAAAAATAGTAGGGGTGAAATACAGCCCACTTTTATTCTAGGTGGTGACTCGGATCAAACAGGTGCAAACGGCGCTATCATGTTGTATCAATTTTCAGATGCAAGTGTTAAGTCTGGTGGAATTGGAATTACAAAAGGACTTGAGGGCAATGGATACTTGAATGCAGCTTCTTTATATTTTTCGCAAACAGGGAATGCCATGCTTGATGCTGACAAAACGATTGTTTTAAATGCGCAAAGTGATATGAGATTTAAAGTCAAAGATCAGTTCCGTTTTTATCGCAATGAAAGTTGGATTGCGAGTATCGGGGTTTCATCTGGAGGAGATACAGATATCATACTTCCAAATGCGATGATACGAAATTCAGGTTACGAAAACGGTTATATTCAAATCAAGACAGCTCTTGGATCCTATTATCAAGGAGTAATTGCTTCGGACTTCAAAGTTTCTTCGAAAGAAACATATAAAACCAATATCCGACCTGTTACATCCAGTTTACTTGAAAAGGTAATGGGATGGGAGATTAAACAGTACAATTTGAAAACCGATATTCCAAAACTTTATGAAATGCGTATGAATTGTAAAGAAGGAGAGCCGACAATTACTACAGAGGCAATTCCTACACATTATGGTTTAGTTATTCCAAAAGAATCAGAGGAAAATGGTGTAGGCTTATACGGAATGCTTTCACAATTAACAAGTGCATTTCAAGAGCATGTAACTAAAACTACGGCTAAATTCGAAGAAGTAGAACCGATAAAGCCTAAAGGGAATATAAAACACAGGAACAAAGTAAAACGCCAAAGAAGACCGCCTAGACGCGTGAAAAGGAATAGTTAGAGAGAGGTGTAGTCATGCGAAATGAGGAAATTATTATAGATTTAGCAGATCCTGTGTTTACCAAAACAATTCGTTCGAGGCAAAATGATAAAAACGGATTGAAGATTACTGTAAATGTAAGAGAAAAGGGGCAACTTGTTGATTTAACAGGGTATGCAGTGAAGTACGAAGCGATTAATCAAGTCGGACTGTTCGTCCGGGATGATGCCCAAATAGTTGATGCAAAGAATGGCGTATTTTCATACACATTGTCCTCGCAAGCTGTTTCCACATCGGATGATTGGACAGCTTATTTTGTTATGGAAAAAAGTACAGAACGAATGAGTACACCAGACATTCGGATTACATTAAGACGGGATGTAAAAGAAGGAAACATTAAAATAGAAAACTATATTTCAGAGTTCGATAAGCTCAAGAAACAGATAGATGCTTTGCAACAAGCGGTTGATAAAATGGATGTTGTAAAGCGATCAGGGGGGATAATGACTGGTTATCTAACAATGAGACCAACGCCCGGTTCCAATATCGGAGTTGGATTCAATAGTGAGGATAAGTTATTAGATATCGGTCTTGTAGGAGCCTCGGATGGTCAATTCTATTTAAAAGACTGGAAAAATAATAAAGTGTTGCTTGATAAATCACCTACTGGGGTATTCAATGTTTTTGCTGATAATCTTCTAAAAAAAGCTGGCGACATCATAAATGGATTACTGGAATTTAAGAGCGATAATGCAATTGTATTAGGTAGTCGCTCTTATAAGACAGTAATTCACAAAGGGGCGCAGGGAGAGCTGATTTTTGCTCCATCCACAGTTTCTCAAGGGGATACTTGGGATTGGTCTAAAAGAGTAGAATTTCGAACTGATGGGACAATTAGACAAGCAAATGATACAGGTTGGATTAACCTTCCTACAACTGGGGTAGAGAATGTTCCTGATAGAATTTTGAAGTACAAGAGAAGTGGGGAACAAATATCTGTCATTGGATCAGTTAAATATCTAGCAAATACAACAGTATTTGCAACCCTTCCCGCTGGATTTCGCCCTGTACAAAGTATTGCTTTCCCAGCACTTGCATATGGCAATGGACCAACAGTTTGTGAAGTTACAGTTAAAAGTGATGGTGGAATTTTCTTGAATGGTGTTCAAAATGGAAATGTCATTCATATTGCGATGAGCTTTTTAATTTAGCTATTACAGATTAAGCGTGCATAAGCAGGCTTTTTTATTTTGTATAAAATAGGGCTTTTGTATAAAAATTTTTATGCATTCACTCAGAAAAGGTTTGTCTCATAGTATATAGAGATTGTTTTATTAAGATTTCAAAAGGGATGTGAATGCATGGAAGACGTATATGTAAAAATCGACAGCCTAAAAGCAGAGCAAAAAGAAATCATGCGAGATATTCGTAATTTAGAAACTCGTACAACGATAAACGAAAAAGATATTTCTACCATCAATCAGCAATTAGAAAAAATCAGTCTAAATACCACATGGATTTTACGAATTGTTATCAGTGCAATAGTGATGGCAGTTTTAGGTTTGATATTCAAAGGTGGGATTTAGATTGTTCATATATAAGTATTTGTGAAAGAGGGACAAGTGTCTCTCTTTTTTTATCTTGAAGAAGGAGGAAAGAATGTGGATCGTATCGATGTATTAGTAAAAGTTTTTATTGCCACTTTCGGTGGGTTTTGTGGTTACTTCTTGGGAGGATGGGATGCAACATTGAAAATCTTAGTAACGATGGCAGTTATTGATTATTTAACTGGCATGATTGCAGCAGGATATAACGGAGAATTAAAAAGTAAAGTTGGTTTCAAAGGCATCGCCAAAAAGGTGGTGCTTTTTCTTTTAGTTGGGGCAGCAGCACAATTAGATGCAGCACTGGGAAGTAACAGCGCAATTCGTGAAGCGACTATTTTCTTCTTCATGGGCAATGAGTTACTTTCACTTTTAGAAAACGCTGGTCGTATGGGAATCCCCTTACCTTCAGCATTAACAAATGCAGTTGAAATTTTAGGTGGCAAACAAAAACAAGGAGAGAAAAAAGGAGATGTTCAATAATGGAAATTAGAAAAAAATTAGTTGACCCAAGTAAATATGGTACAAAATGTCCTTATACGATGAATCCAGAATTTATCACAGTTCACAATACGTATAATGATGCACCAGCTGAGAATGAAATTGCCTATATGATACGAAATAATAATGAAGTGTCATTCCATATTGCGGTAGACGATAAAGAAGCGGTGCAAGGTTTACCTTTAGAACGGAATGCATGGGCTTGTGGAGATGGGAATGGTTCAGGCAACAGAAAGTCGATTAGCGTGGAGATTTGTTATTCTTTAAGCGGTGGGGATAGGTATTATAAAGCAGAAAATAATGCAGCTATTGTTGTAGCACAGCTCATGAAACAATACAACATTCCGATAAGTAAAGTTCGCACACACCAATCGTGGAGTGGAAAGTATTGCCCGCATCGTATGTTAGCAGAAGGACGTTGGAATTCTTTTATAGAAAGGGTGCAAAACGCATATATCGGTGGTGGGAATACAGGTTCTACAAAACCATCTAACAATGGTATAGGTGTTGTTACAATTACTGCGGATGTCTTACGTGTTCGTACAGGACCAGGAACGAATTATGGTATTGTAAAGAATGTGTACCGAGGGGAACGCTATCAATCTTGGGGCATTCAATATGGCTGGTACAACGTTGGTGGAAATCAATGGGTTTCTGGGGAGTATGTGAGGTTTGAGGGTTAGGATAACACCATTTTTGAGATTGTTCATACTCTGAGACTACGAATAAGGCCTATGTGTATGTGAAATGGACGGAAAAAGAGCCTTCCTCTGGCGAGTGAGGGACGCTCTTTCTTAACATTATAAAGATATATCTCTCATTTGGTTTGTCGATAGTAATCATATGTAACGAAAGGAATAAATATGAACAATAAAAATCAGAGTACTCTTGTGGAGTGCTCTGATTACATAGGATGCTATATAAAAAGGGAACGTGTTAATTGCATTGTATGTAGCAATATGCTGAAATATGAGAAAAAGCAATCCAGGGTGGTGAGGCCGGAATGCTTTTTCTGTATATAGAAAGGCATCATGCCAGGAGCAATTTAATATATGCTTCTAAAGTACGTAATGTTCCATCAAAATAAAAAGGCACCTTCCCCAGCTGAAGGTGCCTCATGTGGTGATTCTCTAGATGTATAAATAGTATATCCAATATTAGTGAAGGATAGAACTTATTATTGACTGATAAATGTATATGTTAAATATATTTTTACAAAAGAATAGTTTTATAAATCAGAAATTCTTCTAACTTGTTTTTCTTTCTTCTTAAAATTCCTCTTATATTGTTTAAAGTCTTGTTTATCGACTCTGAACTTCTCTCCAGTAGCAACGTTTTTAACTAAATATGTTGTACGCTTAAATTCTCTAATGTAATAGATTACTAATCCAACTAAAAGGGATATACACATTGTTGCTGGGATAGCTAAAATACAAAGAACGATAATGAGCGCAGAAATTTTATCTGATTCATAAACTCTTTTTAACACTATGCGTTTTCCACAAGCAGCTTGCGCTTGTTGTAATTGTTGCATGCGTTGTAGCGATGCGACGGTATCATAACTCACGTGTTCAACCTCCTATTTTAAGTTGTATTGAATTAATACATATTCATAGTATTTTATTTTGATGTAACTACACTGTTATTGTACATTTTGTCTACCTGTTCTTTATTATATCCATATGACAGTGTCAATCTGTCATCTACAAACAAACAAGTGCCTACATTAAAGCCTCGACACCCAGCCATAAATTTAGAAAGTTTAGGAATAAAACCAATTGCTTCAATATCTATTAAAATAAAACGTACTGGAATCGCTCTTTTATTTTGCTGTGCACCTTTTAACATATGGCTCATAAATGAAAAAATTCGATTTCCTATATCGGGCATAAAGTCTTCTTGTTGTTGATCATGATCTGTATACGTGAAATAAACAATTATTTTACGCTTTAATAGTTGCAGTAAATCTTGTTTAGAATTTGAATGTAGTTCTGTATAAGGAAGTAATAAGATTTCATAACCCTGATCATATTTTAGAGCAGATGTTTTTTGATACATAATGCCTTTGTAATCTAATACAAAAAGTGATTCCGCTTCAAAACCTATGATAAATTGCTCTACTTCAATTAATCCATTTTTAGGATCATAATATTTTTCAATAATTCGATTTAATGTTTTGAATGATGGTTGTTTTGACATTGTAATTACTCCTGGTTATATTTTTTCTCTTGGTGTTTTTCAGTGGCTAATTTTTCAGATGTTTTCCTGCTCACCTTAACTTTTAATCCGTATTTTCTTTCGTAAAGTTCTTCAAAAACTTCCTCTATTTTTCGTTCACCGTATACTTCTTTTACAATCCTCAAGTTGGTTTTGGGTCTAGGCATATATTATATTATCTCCCCTCTTCAATCCAAATTTCTTCCACAGTCAGATCCAAAGCTTTTGCAATACGAAGCGCAACTCTTAACGTAGGTTCACTTTTCCCTCTTGCTATCATGCTTAATGTTTGGTCTGTAATACCCACCAGTTTCGCAAGATCAGACTGTTTTAGCATTCGTTCGGCCAAGATTATCTTTAATTTACACTTCATAAAATCCCTCCTTTTTCAATGTTCTATTTCAATTTTTAAAAACCTCTAATATTTTTATTTGTGGACAAACAAGTTTTAAAGTTCTACATCATATACCTATATTACTTCCACTCAGAAGCCCACGAAGACTTCTACTTGGAATTCCAAATGGCATCGTAGATATTAAGAGAGGAGAGGGTTGCATGCGTTCTCAGTATAGTTATCTCAATGTAACGCCGTATTTATATTCATCAAAAGAATTACGTCACATGTATAACGAATCAAGATCCAGAAAAGAGACGGAATCTATTCTTACTCACATGAGGAACCATGAAGTATTTGATAATAAAGAATACAAAGGGTATTTCAACTTATCACAAGTTATTGAAGAAGATTTATATGGAGAAGAGGAAGATATATTGAATTGGCAAGATTTAATGGAGCGGTATCAAATTGTAGCTACCAAATCAGGGATTAAATTTCGTGAGAAAGAGGAACTGGTTGAGGAGGAATGGCTATGACACTTGCAGGAGAAGCAGTCATTATTTGGACGGCAACAGGTTTGTCTGTAATTGCGATGAGTGTAGCTGAAAAAATGGGGAAGAGTGTTCCACATTGGCTTCCACGTATAACCTTGTATACGACGCTTACGGGCTCGTTCTTATATCTTCTACGTTATGTTCTCGTTATGTTTCTATGAAGGAATATGATGTGGAAGAGAGGGACAGTAGAATTCATAAGCGAAAATGCTTGTTCTGTCTTCTTCCAACAAAGTGCAATGATATCCTTATAGGATATCTAAAGGAGAAATGTTTATGCTGGAATTACTATTGGTCCCGACGACAGCTTTAACTATTGCATTCGTAAGTGATCGGTTTAAAAGTAAAATAGATGATAAAAAGAAGATACAAGTATTTTTTGAAGTGTCAGGAATTGCAATTAAAAAAGATGATAGGATTCATTATCCAACATTTAAGAAGCGAACTCATGATGATCGAAGTACAACATATGTGTATGAGTTGCCTGTTGGTATGCCGAGTAAAATTATTCAAAAAGTTGAAGATGTTGTAAGTGAAGGGTTAAATAAACCTGTTCGAATTCAGTATGACAATTATAAATTGAACATACGTGTATTCGATCAAGAAATACCGAAGAAATGGGAATGGTCAACAAATTTAATTCAAGCTGGAAAATGGCTTGTGCCAATCGGGCAAAGTTTAGAACAATTGGTTTATCATGATTTTGATAAAACACCACATATGACATTAGGTGGTTTAACTCGTATGGGAAAGACTGTATTCCTAAAGAATGTGATGACATCTCTTATTACTGCACAAGCAAACAATACGCACTTGTTTATTATTGATTTAAAAGGAGGATTAGAGTTCGGACCATACCAAAACATAAAGCAGGTTGATTCTATTGCAGAAAAGCCACTGGAAGCTTTTCAGGTATTAAGCGCGATTCTAAAAAAGATGGAAGAAAAAATGCTTTTTATGAAAGAACACCATTATACCAATGTGGTAGAAACAAATATAAGAGAACGCTACTTTATTATCGTAGATGAAGGGGCAGAACTTTGTCCTGATAAAAGTATGAATAGGGAACAACAAAAGTTATTAGGAGCTTGTCAACAGATGCTTTCTCACATAGCGCGAATTGGTGGAGCATTAGGATTTCGATTGATTTTTTGCACACAATATCCTACTGGCGATACTTTACCACGTCAAGTGAAACAAAACAGTGATGCAAAATTAGGATTTCGGTTACCAACTCAAACAGCTTCTCAAGTTGTCATCGATGAAACTGGTCTTGAATCGATTGAAAGTATACCAGGGCGTGCGCTTTTTAAAACTGATCGATTAACAGAGATTCAAGTCCCTTATATCTCAAATGAACAGATGTGGGACGTATTAAAACAATACGAGGTGAAAAAGGATGCATATGCAGACACATATCAAAATGAATCGTCAGATGATGATTTTGACCTCGATTAGAAAGCTGAAATTTGCGACAAGAAGACACTTAATGGCAATTCACGATATGGGAGGAATTCGAAATGCAAATCGAATTTTAAAAGATTTAAGTCCATATGTGAATAGTACCGTTTATAAAAAAGAGCATGTATATTACCTCAATAAACAAGGACGTGCGCTATTCGATGATGTAGAAAAGGTTGTGCCCACCATTCGATTAGCACACAGCCTCATGAGAAACGAAGCGTGGCTGAATCTATTTTGTCCTGAGGATTGGCAGATAGAAGCCCCTATACGTTATAAAGTAGATGACAAGAAGCGAACCATTATTCCGGATGTAAAGTACCGTGATAGTGACGGGATTCTCAATGCAGTCGAAATAGATCGTACACAAATGATGAATGTGAACAGTGAAAAAATGAATAAGTATGGTGAATTCACGGTGTATTATAAAAACAAATATAACGGGAAAGTCCCTATCCTTCATTTCTTTACACTCACACCATTTAGGCAAAAGACGCTAGAACAATTTGCTGTGCAGCAAGGTGTATATGCAAAGGTATATGTGATACCTGAAGTGTAAAAGAGAGCATCACATACCAAATTCAGGGTCAAAATAATATTTGTTCATCAAATTGTTTACGATACCGTTGAAATACGCAAACTTACCCTTTTTCATTTTGACTCCATCTTTTACCTTCATCGCAAATTCTTTCATAGCTTGTACACCAATTTGTAGTTCTTGTTCTTTGTCAAACGCCGTTTGGCCTGTTGTATGATTTATTACACAATTGCATTGTTTTACGACCTTCCAAAATTCTTGAATTGTTTTAGCTTTTGAATAAAATGTTGAAGTTAGGGAAACGAAACGTTTCGGAACCCAATGGGCTACAAATTCAGCACATTTAATGTTTTCTTTAGGTACAGCATTATTGTCATTACCATTACGTTTATTTATATCTTTACTCTTTTGTTTTAAGATTTTAGTATTTGTTTTAACGGTAGGACACTTCTTAGTCGTTTCAGTAGGGTGCTTGTGGGACACTTCATTTACAATTGGTTGGATAATAATTGCATTAGAAGTTTGGCGCATATCTTTTTTTCGCTTCATGGCTATTTGCTTAATTATTCTTAAAGTCACAAGTTTCGTCATTAAACGTTGTACAGTTTTATATGATACGCTCATTATCTCAGCTATTCTATTTTTACATAGGAAACTAACACCTACGTATTTGCAGCTATGACGCTTTAAAATTTCAAGTAATGCAATTAATTTAGATTGTACATCTGCACGTTTAATAGACGTTTTAATTACATCTCTGTATACTCTAATCGTTTGATTTAATTCCTGTACATTTGAAAATGTTGATAAATTATGATAGGACTCTGGTTGAGCTAATACATCAATACACTTTTTCAT